CCCGAGTTTTTCGCCCGGTTGCCCGAATCGTGGAAGTTAGAATTAGAACAACGGAAATCCTACGTTCGGGAATTACTGCAAGTAATGGGGGTCAATCGTGATTAAGGCAATCGGGGAAAACCTCATTATTGGTACCGGCGTGGTATTTGGCGGCGTGGATCTCACCGGGGATAGATTCACGAAAAACACCGATTTCGGTGAATCCCGTTCATTCGTTGGGTTGCCCGTGTATTACGATCACAGTTTGGGCGGATTAAAATCCCAAATCGGGGCGGTAAAACAGTGGATTCCCACCGATGATGGTATCGATGTCGAAATAGAACTAGATCGGCGTCACGCGTACGCGTCCAAAGTTATGGAACTGGTAAAGCGCGGCGCGCTGGGATTATCAACGGGCGCCCTCCCCCATTTGGTGGTTCGGGAAAATGGGGAACTCAAACGTTGGGTAATCGGGGAGATTTCACTCACCCCCACCCCGGCGGAACCCCGAACCGTTACGGCGGCTATAGCGGGCGGCAATGACGGGGAAACCCGGCCGGCCGAGCAATATATTACCGAATCAGTCAAAAAGGAATTACCAACCATGTCGGATTTCACATTCAACGAATCACAGGTTACGGACATTGTAGACAAGCGTTTGGGCGAACTTGCCGGCGCTCCCGTCGTTGGCGGCGGCGTGTATATGGGGGGCAAAGCGCCCAACGTAAAAAACGTCACCAAATTGGGTATGAGCAACGAACCAACGGCGGCGTTTTGGCACTGGATGAAAACCGGCGATGAAGTCGCCGCCAAAACTACGCTGGTAGAGGGTACGGGCGCCAACGGTGGCTATATCGCCCCGGCGGAACCATACCGCGACATCATCGATCGCCGCGACGAATTGAGCATTTTAACGAAACTCCCAATTCGTCGAATGACGACCAGTTACCAGCGGTTGGACGTTCCCACCCAAGTCCAAAAATCTGATTTCGCATGGACCATCGAATCGGGCGCGTACAATTTCGACGAACCCACATTCGGACAGGCCGCGATCCAAGTGTATACCGCAACCCTCGCAATGAAAATCAGTAACCAATTGTTACGCGATGAAAAAGCGAATTTGGATGCATTTCTTACCCGTGAAATTGCCCGCGCCGCCGCCCGTAATGTGAATGAATTCATCATTAAAGGAACCGGTTCTAGCCAACCATACGGCGTACTTGCCCGGGCAACCCAATCGGAAACCCTTGCAAGTGCTAGCGGGTTGGATTTTTCGGACGTGGTGAATTTGGAAGCCGCTATTCCGAACTCATATCTCCAAGAAAATGAATGTGGTTGGGTATTGCGCGGTACCACGTTGAACGCAATTCGCGGACTCACCGGCAACATTCCCCAAGCCGGCTTGTTGAATGTCACCCGTTCACAAATTGACGGGTACCCGTTGGCCAATAGCGATTTTATCCAAGCGTTGGGCACTGGTAACAAACCAATTATTTTCGGTAACTGGGGCTATTATATGTTTGTGGAATCCGTCAATATGGAAATTGCCCGGAACCCCTATGTATACATGGCAAACGGTCAAACCGGTATTTTCGTAACAATGCGTTGGGGCGGTGACGTTACCCAAGCCGAGGCGTTCGCATACGGCGTAAATCCCTAACGAATGATTACCCCCGGGGCGTCGGCGCCGGCGTCCCGGGGTATTGGTGGAATATGCTAATTGTGTTACGTGATGGATTGAGTCAATATGAAAACGGGAAATTAGTAACCTACCAACCGGGCGCGGTGGTGGATTTTGCTCCCCATATTGCCCAATCAATGATAGATCGGGGGCGCGCAACATTGCGTATTTCCCCCGCTACAACGCCCCCAGAACGTCCAAACTCTCCCACCCCATCCAATCCCCTAACCCCGCCAAAACGGGGCGCCGGGCGCCCAAAAAAGGGGTAATACATGGCATATATTACGGTTGCACAATTTAAAACCAATTTGGGTATTACTGATTCCACCGATGACGCAATCATACAAGTGTGGATCAATTGCGCCCAAAAAACCATCGATTCATATACCGGGCGCACATTCGAAGCGGCCGCCGATTCCACAAAAAAGTTTACCCCATTGCGCGAAGATTGGGGTGGTACGTTGTGGTGGGACGGCGTAACGCTGGGGTTACAGTTGGATTTGTGCCAACTTACCAGCATAACCAACGGGGACGGGAATTTAATCCCAACCACGGCCGTTGTGCTATTGCCCCAAAATATGTCCGTAAAAACGGCGATTAAAATCAAATCGAATACGCAATATGTATGGACATATACCGGTTCGCCGGATGAATCGATTTCGATTGTTGGCCGTTGGGCGTATTCGATTACGGCCCCCGATGACATTGTTGGGACGTGTTACGAACTTGCAAAATACCTATACCAAAACCGGGAATCGAATCCCAGTAGTTCCCAGCAAATTATTAGTGCCGACGGCGTCGCCCTTGCTCCCAACGAAATCCCCCGTACCATTATTAGTTTAATGTCGCCCTACGTTAGGAGATCGTGGTAAATGGCAACCAACCTAAACCAGATTTTAACGGACGTGGCGGCGTTGGCGGTATCGGACGGAACAACCAGCCCGCCCGTATATTACGGGGCAACGATTCGCAACACATGGGAAAAGGCGGATTTACCAATTCGGGTATTACAACCCGTCAATTTCGGGGTAAATAGCGCCAAATCTCAAACATTGCGCCCAACGTTTGCAATAACCGTGGTTTGGACCATACAGGATATTTGTTTATTACGGCCGGCGGGGATGGGACGGGGGTTGCCCGATATTACCGTTAATTTGGGGAATTATTTGAGTAATTATATTGACGCCGTTCGAACGCTGGGAGCGTCACATTACACCCGGGAAAACGTCCGGGGAACCATTGAAATGCTAGAATACCCGGCAGCGTCCGGGCGGTTCTATGATGCAGTGGTGATTACTATGGATTTTTTGGACATCATACAATAAAGGGGTACAACCATGGCAACAACTGGAGCAATGTCCGGCGCGTTCGGTAAAATTGAAATTCAAACCGGTGGTTCGGGAGCGTATACCGATATTTCGGGGAGCGCCCAATCAGTAGACACTACGACGGTTAAACGGTTATACGGCAAAGCGTACCCGCTCGACATCGATTACCCAAAAAACACGTATGGGAAAACCGACGGCGCCGAAATGACAGTTAACGTAATTTATACCGAAGCAACTTTGGAGGGGTACCAAAAAGCGTTAACGTCATTTGAGGCCGTCGGCGGTGATTTAGTTGCAATTAGATTAACCCCCGGCGGTTCCACGGCCGGCGCCGATACCTATACAACCAGTATTGGGCGAATTATTTCTATTGATTATCCCGGGTTTGATGGTTCCAAGGGCGATCCTATTATGTGTAGTTTTACGCTGGCAGTGGAAATTATTACCCATACCGTATAAGGAATACCAATGCATTACAAATTACGTGATTTACCCCTTACTATGGGGGACATTATCGACATTGAGAATTTCAGCGATTCCAAAAAAATTCGGGACGTTGCGCCGATTATTGAACGGTTCGTTATTTTCGAACCTGGGCAATCAATCCGGGACATTCCCATTGATGATTTGGCGCCAATCCTAGACGCAATTACCAACCGAAAGGGATTGGGGGAATCCGAACTAAAAAAATCGGGGGGCGCGTAACGGCTCATTTGTGGGCGGGCGCGCCCGTACCCGTGGAATACTTACAGTTGGTTTTGTGTCGTGACGTCTACCATTGCCCGCCGTCTATGCTCCCCGATTGGGTGACGATACGGCGGGCGTTGGCTATGATTGATGCGGAACAAAAAGTGAACAAACGGAAACGGGGGACATAGTGGCAACGAACGTAGTAATCACGTTTGAGGGTATCGACGATGTAAGTAAAACCGCAAACAACGTTAATCAGAGTATTAATAGCGTACAAGATACCGCTACCAGTACCGGCGGCGGATTTAGCATATTGGGCGAAATCGCAACCGGCGCGCTACGTTCCATTGGAGCGGCGGCGGTGAATGCGGTTTCGGGCGGATTGTCGGCGGTGGTTGGTATGGTTAGCAATGGCATAAAGGGCGCCGCCGATTGGGAGAGCGCCCTAGCACAAACCGAGGCCGTCATTAAATCGACGGGCGGCGCCGCGGGATTTACGGCGACACAATTCGGGGATTTGGCTAGCCGTTTAAGCGCCGAAAACGGAATGAGTAAATTTAGCGATGACGCTATTTTAGCGGGGGAAAACATTTTAGCCACGTTTACCAAAATTAAGGGGCCGGCGTTTACCGATGCAACTCAAACGATTTTGGATATGTCGACGGCGCTGGGAACGGATTTGAGCGGTACGGCAATGCAAGTGGGGAAAGCGTTAAACGACCCAATAGCGGGTATTGGCGCGTTAACCCGGGTTGGCGTGACATTCACGGACCAACAAAAAGAACAAATTAAGGCGTTGGCGGAATCGGGCGATATGTTAGGCGCCCAAAAAGTAATTTTGTCGGAACTTGCCACCGAATTTGGCGGATCGGCGGCGGCGTCCGTGAATACATTTAGCGGCCAAATGATTGTATTACAGGAACAAACCAGCGCCGCGTTTGAACAAATCGGTACGGCGTTATTGCCGGTATTGGTTCGTTTTGGCACATGGGCCGGGGAAACGCTGGTTCCTATTTTGGCGGACGTCGCGGCGTCATTTGCGAATTGGGTTAGTACGGTAAATTGGGATGGTATTTTTACCGCCCTTAATGATTTTTATAGCGTTGCGTATGATTTGGTTGCGGGGATTGACTGGCCCGGAATCATTAGCCAATTACAAACCCTTGCAACGGCGATTCAAACGGGACTAGCCGACGGGAGCGCCCGGGCGGCGCCAATACTGGCTCGAATGAGTGAGATATTTACGATAATTACCACCCAACTGGAACCAATCGCCGCCGGGATGATTGCGGCGTTCAATGATCCGGCCGTACAATCCGCCCTAAAATTAATCATCGATTATACCGGCGTGGTATTGCAAGTATTAATGGAACTTGCAAACGTGGTAATTCAAGCGCTCATTAATCAATTTAACGTATTAAAACCCGTTATCGAAACGGTGTTCGGGGTACTGGTTGCGGTGGTAAATGCGGTTTTTCCCGTCATAACCGGCGTAATGAATGGGTTTCTATTATTTTTACGGGGTGATACCACGGGGGCGTTATTAACCCTACAAACGACGTTCCAAGCAGTATGGGACAAAATAAAGGGCGCCGTATCGGCGGTAATTACGGCCGTAATGAAAGAAATTGGGACGCTGGTAACAAAGTTTACTCAAATTGGTATCGATATGGCAACCGGAATAGTAAACGGGATTAACGCCGCCGCCGGCAAAATTAAAGAGGCGGCGTTAGCGGCGGCCATGGGGGGATGGTTGGCGATTAAAGAATTTTTCCATATCGCATCCCCATCAGTGCTCATGGCCGAAACCATCGGGAAACCATTTTCCCAAGGGATCGCCGCCGGGATTGTATCGGGGATTCCAGACATTGCCGGGGCGTCCCGGTTGGCGGGAGCGGTGGCGGGAACCCAAGCAACCACCAATAATTATTACCAGTTAAGCGCAACATATAATAGTAATCAATCGGAATCATCGATTATGATGGATTTACGGGATATGCAACGATTGGCGGGGGCGTAAATGGCATATAACACACCCTACAAAATCACATTTACCACAAACGGGAAATCCTACCAGTTAAATGGAACAGATCCCATTACGGGATATGATTTTAATTACCAAGGGGATGGGGGTTTTGGGTTAGCGCCCTTGCATCGAATTACCCAACGGGGGACATTTCAACAGGGAGATTTCGATACCGATTTTAGATTGGATCCGCGGGTTTTATCCCTCCCGTTGCTGGTAATGTCGTCTAATTTATCGGACCACTATCAAAAACGGGATGCAATATTAAAAATATTTACCCCGTC